AATACAGAGTTGCAAAATATCAGAGAGAGAAAGATAGGTGAAATAGAAGAGTCGGCAGTAGAATATGAAAAACAACTCAGAGCAAATGCAGATAGGTCTTGTCAAATTTATATAGACTCGCTTAAGGACGAACTGAGACTAAAAAGAGAAGAACAGTTTCAGGAAGAAACATTAGTTATGAATTCTAAGATGGTTGAAGAAACTGAAAAAATGAAACGTGAAAAGGCAACTGAATATTCTATTTATTTAATAGAAAAATATACACAATTGGAGGCAGTAAAACAAACTGAACTAGACCAGCAATTTAAGAGCAAAAGATTAGAACTAGAAAAAGATTTTGCTGTCAATAAACACAAACTAGAGGCAGAAATAATAGAATACAGAGAAATGCTCCTAAGAAATGTTTACGCAAGTCTCAGAGATATTAAAACCTCAGAAATGAAGGCTCTAGAAGAAGCTAAACTTATTAGACAAACACAAATTGAAAGTGAACATAATCAACTTTCGATTCATTTGGATGATTCCAGAAAGTTATTACATAGTAAGAAGATTGCTGAACTTACAGAGAAATTTGATAAAGAAAAGGAAGAAGTATCTCGTAGACTAGAAAAGGAACACAAGGAAACAGTAGCGAGAAGAAATCTGGCAATTGAGGCAGACTTCCGCGCGGAATGTGCCAAAAAACTCGAGAAGATACGGGTAGACACCGAAGCCGAGATCAATGTCGTTCAACGGACGTATCAAGATACAGTTGCCCAATTCCAGAACAGACAAATCACAGAACGCACAGCTATGATTAACGAGTTTGAAACAGAAAAGATAAACATCCACAGAGAAATCATTCAAAGACACAATCAAAGTCTCGAAGCATTGAGAGAGGAATATGAAGCTACAAAGTCAAGCTACGGCGAAATGTTGAAAAAGTCATTCAACGAAGACCGCAATCGCCTTCTGGAAACAGAAAGACAGAAGGTCGAAGAAGGACTGGTCGAATACAGACGCCAACTTATTGAGAAAGACAGAGAAGGAATAGCGAGAGAAAGATCCCTTCTAAATCAAAAGCTAAATACCGAAATAGCATCGTTGAGAGAGACAATGCTCGAAGATGTAGAGAGAGATGTAATGTCTATCAGAGATGAAAGAATGGCCGCCATAGAGAAAGACCTCAGAATCTACAGAGAAAGAAACGAAGAAATTGTGCGCAGAGAATTCAATACTCTAATAAGAGGTATGAAAGAAATCCAATAACAGCAAATACATTCTAATTTAACTTAAGAATCTAGAATTCTTTTTCTTTCATTCACAAGATCTAAATTCAGTCCGCCCCACGACCAAAATACTCTAACAATCTGAAAATTTAAAGAATTCCCTATATCAAATCTAATTTTATACTTTTCAATGTTATTTATCACAAGGTAGTTGCCAAAAATATTAAATTCACTCATATGGTCTATTCTGTATTTAAGAACAATATCCCATAGGGTGTTTACGTCGTGTTTCTTACATAAAAAATCAATAAACTGTATAGTAGTTTCTCTATCAAAAGAAAAAACAGGACATGCCATAGTTTCATATTCAGTATTTACTCCTAATATTAAATCAGTGTTGTCTTTATGAAACCCACACGTAGGTGCATCAGCCCATGTTCTTACCCACCAATTAATTTTGTCATCTTGATAAAAACTCTCAGGCGAAAATGGAGCTAAAAACATTTCATCACTGTCGACAATTATAACAAAGTCGGCATCAGTGTAATTAAACCAGTTTAACTTTATATTTTGCTGCCATAAATAACCTAATCCTACTCCCGCCGCCACCGGGTAATCAAGTTTCGCTGGAAGCTGCACATAATGAACCTTTAAGGGGATAATGTCAAAAAAATTGCGTGGGATTTCATGGTCTGGCTCTGTTACGACCACAACATCTCTAAATCCAGATGCATATTTCTTAATGCTTGAGAGACATCCATCTAGCCAAACATAATCCTTATAGCAAGTTTTAATGAAAATATCTGAAACCATTTATTCTTATCTATATATAAAATCATGGAATCTTTTAACGACTTACGAAGTATAGAAATAAATAATTACACAATAATACACTATAATAAAGTTACAAAATATTTTGCACACTACAACGAGGTTCCAGATCTCGGTCCATTTCAAGCATGGGGACAGTTTGGAATGACATTAAATACTGCTGGTCCCATTGTTAAATTTATTATAGAAAATGCTCCACCAGATACAGCTATAGCTTGCTGTATGACCGATTATAATTTTCCTATCCCACCGTCCATATCAAAGTTTTTTAAAAAATGTTTACAGATTGTTCGTTATCAAGGAGTGCCTAACTCTATTGTAGTCCCAGGTGATGATATTTTTTTTGAAGATCCTACATATTATAATCCTAAGATAGACATACCATTTGAAAAAAGAAGTAATACAGTTTTTTGGAGAGGATCATGCACAAATGGCCTCCGAAAAGATGTAGTTATGGCATTGAGAAACATGGAAAATACAGACGTAAGGCTAATACATAGTCAATCCTGGGCAGATACGTATTGGAACGAACGTCCAGAACTTTTTGGTTCACGATGTAATCCAGATGAGTACACCAAACATAAAATCTGGCTATCTATAGAAGGATGGGGATGCGCATCTGACACCACAAGAGCTTTAATGAGCGGATGTGCGGTCATCTATTGTAGACTAACAGCCCCTTGGTTTGACAAATTCTTAATACATGGAGAAAATTGTATGATAGTCGACGCCAACGATAGAGATGAGTTAAAAAATATAATTACAAAGTTACTACATGATACTGAATTTACTCAAAAAATAGCAGAAAATGGCAAAAGAACTGCAGATAACATTTTTCAACCAGACTTCTACAAAAAATTCATCCTAGACCAACTGATTGAATAAGGTCTAATGTCTTTCTAATACAGTTAGACCGTTGTTATTTGTAAAACGCTCTCTTATTCTCCACTCAGGATGGCCAGCTAAAAACTCAGCAATTGCCGGCCAAAGACCCTTATTTATTTCATCTACTGGCATGCCAAACTCCTTTGACTGAGCTTCGGCATTCCAACCAGAGCGTATAGTTTCGCCTTCCCATTCATCTACCGTTGTATCGTGCATAATAATATACTTAGAAACACTTGAATTCCAACGAGCAAGCTCACGCTTTAACTGACCATAGACATGCCAAGTATCAATAAATAATAACTCACACTTAACTAGCGGACACTGCAGATCACTTTGCTCGAAAAATTGTGTTTTAATACCCTCCTTAGCACATGCAGCTTCAAAGTTACCTACTTGGTTAGATCTTGCTGGGTCAACTTGGTATAAGATTCCTCCAGACTTATTCTTTAATGCCAAAGCAAAGGCATAAGACGATACTACTGTTCTTACTCCACATTCAACAATTGTGCTACACTCGTCGGCATATCTCTTCAGAGTCGGCAAGTGTTCGTTTATATCAGACCGAGTAACACATACATTGTTGTATGCAGCTTCCATGATTATTATTAAACAAGAATTATTTATGCCAAATATTATCGTGCCCAAATTCAATTGAATTACTTGTTACATTACCAGGTGGATGATACTCAATTTGCATAGTATTTCCATTAAGAATTCCAAACTTTGTCGGCCAATATGAAGAAGAAATACTTACTGCGCTTGTTGGATCAATTGAAACAGTAATTGGTCTATCTAAAATATTTCGATAATAATAGATATCTTGTCTGGCCAAAGAGACATGATAGTATACGTCATCACACATATTTTTACATCTATATATATAACCATTTGATACTAATAACTCTCTTATTTGTGTGCGCCTAGGTTCTACCCAATTGTGTTCTACATCAATAAGTCCTATCGTATATTTTTTAAAGTCAAAGTCTTTCAGTATTTCATATTCACTTCCTTCAGTATCTAAAGAAAGATACTCTATAAAGGTGGGAGCCTCAGCTCTGTCTAATAAATCGGTCAACGAAATCGTTGTAACATCAATTGTGGTTTTATTCTTATTTACTAATTTACTATGATAATCTATGTTTTCTGTAATTCCTGATAATAAAGACCAGTCATTTGATATACTAAAAGGGACAGTTATGTCACTCTTGTTGTAAACAGCTAAATTGAAACATTTACTATTTGGCCGATTCTTAACTAACTTGGAATATATCTCTGGAATTGGCTCTACACATATTCCCTTCCATTCATAATACCTTTCTAAGAAACACGTATTTGAAAAATTTATACCATCAGATGCACCAATTTCAATAAAAAAACCATGTGTTTTTTTCTTATAGAAGTCTACAACCCGTAGGTCTTGCTGAAACTGTGACAATGACATTTGTATCTACTCTAGACAATACAATTATTTGTTAGTTTTAACACATAATTGTATTTATTAGTGTTTTTAATATACTTAGTTGGAATACGCAAGACCGCCCATGCCCGACATAACGCGGAGCACGTTGTAGTTGAGCGCATACACGCGAACCTGGGCCGTGCGGGCACCGATGACCGTGTTGAGCGAAACCGTGAGCTGGAGCGTGGCCTTGTCGATACGCGAGAAGTTGCACGTGCCTGAAGGCTGGTGCTCCTCGGGGCGGATCGCGAACGAGTAGCAGTTGATACCCGTGGAAGGCGTGCGGCAGTGGTGCTGGTAGGGCTGGACCTTGTCGAAATACGAACCCTCACGCTCCGTGAAGCGGTCCTGGCCGTTGAGCTGGAGCTTGGCAACCTCAACAGGGTTCTTGCCCTCGCAGCGAACACCGGAGTCAAGGATAACCTTGGCGAGGAGGTAGTTGACACCGCTGTCGAAGCCAGCATCCTGACCACTCGTGCCCGATGAACCAACCTCTCCTGGTAGGGCACTAGAGGTCGTATTGAAAAGAGTCGTGTCCGAACCACCGAGAACTGTTGTTGATGACGCCGTGCCATCTGGAGAACCCTGCGAGAGAAGCGACATGATGATACCTTCCGTAGAGAAGTCATCCGAGTAGTTGAAGGGCTGCTGACCGCCAACGGATGACATCCATAAGGGGTATGAGCAGTCAACGAACGAGTCACGCTGGACGACCCAGAAAAGCTCCTTAACTGGGTGGTTAAAGTTGAGCTGAATCTTGTTCGATGACGATGTGATGGACTCAGCACCCGTGAACTGCGTCTGCTCAATGAGGTATTCGTGGCTCTGCTGGGCAAAGCGGCGGCGCTCTTCCGTGTCTAGGTAGACGTAGTCAACGTAGAGAGAGGCAGCCGCAAGAGACTGCGCAGGGGGGCGGTTAGGTGTGCCAGGGGTGGTCGTCTCAGCATACGTGCAGTTCTCCCAGAGTTCAAAGTTAACGTTGATGCGAACCTCGTGGTATTGGAGGGCGATGAGGGGAATCGCTACACCGGGATTACGGCAGAACCAAAACTGGAGGGGGACGTAGAGCGTCTTGGCAGGCGTTCCGTTACGAGGGACGCACGAGAGAGTCGTCTCGTTGGCAGAGCACGTGGCATCAAGAGGAACACCGGTCGTCTTCTTAAGAAGAACAAGGTCGTGCGTGTTACCGATGATGGAATCAAGAGCAGCCGTCGAACCAGCCTCCGTAGCGAGCTGCGTCCAGATTTGCATCCAGTCACCATACTGACGGTCAATGCGCTGTCCACCGATTTCAACCTCAACCTGATTGATAAGACGGTGACCAATGTAATTGACCCAACGGAAGCTACTTAGTGTATTAGCCACAGTGGTAACCTGAGGAAGAACCACCTGAACATACGTCTTGTACATTAGGTCAGCGTTACGATTGATAACAGCCGTAACACGCTTGTTAAAGTCGGCCTGTCCGTTGAACGTCACCTCAATAGACTCCATGGCGAAGTTCGTGTGGCGCTTGTATAGGATCTTCCAGAACGTAATCTGGGGATTACCTGAGATATAGATATCCTGAGCACCATACGACACAAGTTGCATAAGACCGCCACCCATGTTTGTTTATACCTTACAGCAAGAAAGTTTTTTAAGATGAAAATTACGGCTGACCTCGTCAACTTAAAATATTTAATTGTCCGCGTGTTATAGTGTAAATTTTACTTTATAACGTTCGTCATCTGCAAGTGAACTACGATGCTTTAAAAATTTAAAATACTTTAGAGCAAGCTTATACTGTCCTGGTTTTCTTTCTTGTATTGCCTTTAACCGAACATATAGTATCATTCCCACTTGCCATATTCGTTTATGAGGATACTTTTTAGATTTATACAACTTCTCTAATCTATGAATCGTATTTTTAACATCAGCAATTGTCGTATATTTTATTGGGATTGTATCTGTGGGATTTTTGTCAATATATACATCAAAACTTTTATTCGGATTATTCGGATTAAATAAAAATCTTTTTTTAGTCTTATTTCGCGTTATCCTTATTTTACGTGTTTTCATTTTACATAATATTACACAAATAAATGGTCATCTTAATGAGAAACTTTTTTGTAATATCATTCAAACAACCGCTGACCTCAATTTAATTTCTATGAAGAACATTAAAACATGTCACTCCAACGCATCAATTTAAAAACAGATTATCCCAATGCAAATGGGTATGGAATACTTGGAGGTTCCGCAAGTGAAATTACTACAGCGGTTGGAATAACTAAAGTAACTGTTTCTAACGGATACTGGGCAAGCGATGCTTCTAGTCCTGTCTTGACTGGAAGAGGATTTCCTACTGGAGATGCAACAAATATAAGCCTCCGTGATCCTGCACTCGCGGATGTAGCCACAATAAGGTCAACTCTAGATGGATTTACTCCAACTGTTTCTGATTATCCCGGTGCACCAACTCCCGCAGGATCCGCTAGTCTTGTATTAGTTCCCGGTATTTATAAATCTGATCCTCTTACTGACGGTATTACCTTTGGAACATTTGGTGGTGATCCTCTAAGAATAGAACTAGACGCTCAAAATGTTGCAACCGCTCAGTTCATTTTTATTTCAACAGGTAAAATATCCTTTACCGAGCTAGTAAGTATAACATTAACCAATGGCGCAAAAGCAGAAAATGTTTTCTGGTATGGCTCCGGCACAGGTCAAGTAAGTTTCGGCGGAAGTCAGACGCTAACCAACTTCGTAGGAACAGTCATTACTCAAGCTGATTTTGTTCTTACTTCGCCGTTAACTTTTAATGGACATATATTTGGTAAATCCGTTCAATTTATTGGCGCAGGAGAATCGAGTGTAATTCTTCCCTATAATCCGAGCGCAGACCCTAATAGTCCTCCTAATATTAAGGGACAAACCTCTCTTGAAAAGTTCGCCTTACTTGGAGCCGATGATTTACTATCACTAGGCACAGAAGATTTTACGATTGAGAGAGGATATTGGGGAACTGCAACTGGTAAAACTATCAGTTCAACAATAGTAGCAGCATCAGGAGATACCTTTAGCAGACTAAACACTACTGAATATGCTGCTGCAATCACCCAAAGAGATGGTATTGCTTTAAGTATTACTGGAAAAGAATTTAGCGATTTTAACTTTACAGGTGTCAGCACAACTCAGACTCTACAGCCAGGTTATTACACGGGAACAGATATGCGGTTTGGAGGTACCACTTCTAATATCACTATAACTCTAGACGCCGAGAATAACCTAGCTTCTCCTTTCATTTTTTATGCGACAGGTGACATAGTTTTTTCTGACTTAAATCAGATAGTTCTTGCAAATCTGGCAAATCCGGCTTACATAATATTCTATGCTGAAGGCAGCATAACATTTGAAAACAATCTACAACCACCAGGAGTATTTGAATGTACACTTATATCCGATGGCCCTACAACATTCGTAGACCCAATAAGTCTTGATGGACGTGTTTTTTCAAAGGGTGTCTTCACTGCTACTGATGGTACATCCATACGTTCCCCTTATCTTCCACCCCCTCCTGCTCTACCAATTAATTACGCTAACTACAGCTCTCTTGCCCAATATTTACTACGTGCGCAAACAGCTATTACTGTTGTTGGTGGCTTAACTCTCACCAATGGATACTATGGCGTCGGAACAACAGTTACTGGAACCATTACTTCATTAGGTAATCCTTCTGGACGGAATGATAATATTGATCCTGGAGCAGGCAGTATTTATGATTCTGCAGGTAGTCAATTAGACGCATTAGATGTTGAAATAATGTCTAGAGCTGCTAGTGGTGTATCATTTACCGGGTCTACCCTTTCTATAGAAATCACTCCAGGAGTTTACACTAGCGGAGGTGGTATGGTTTTTACCGGTCCTTTGACAATAACCTTAGATGCGCAAGGTGACCCAGGTGCTCAGTTTATTTTTGCCGCAGACACTACTATTATCTTTACAAATGTAACCAATATAATCTTAACAGGTGGTGCAATGGCAGAAAACGTCTTTTGGAGGGCTGGAACTGCGATAACGTTTGATGCAACTTCAGGCGTGACCCAAGGCACATTAATTGCTAAGACGGAAGCCATTACATTCGCAGGGGCTGTAACCGCAAATGGACGTATGTTTGCTGGAACAGCAATAAGCTTTGATGCTGGTCCTTCGACAGCATCTCTTCCTGGAGATATACCTTGCTATCTTAAGGGGACGCGAATCCTTACTGAACGGGGATATGTTCTTGTAGAAACCATAAAAATAGGTGATAACGTAGCAACCTTTGCTGACATTGATTCAGAATCTATAGTAACTGTTCGTAAGCCAACCTTCATGTCCTGTGTATCAATCAGAAAACATACTATCGGACAATTATCATCCAAATCAAGACCAATTCTGTTTAAGGCTGGATCCTTAGGTTATGTTATACCTTACAAAGACTTACGTTTATCCCCGCATCATGGAGTCTCTCTTGATAAGTATCTAAGAGAGGCAAGATTTTTAGTGAATGGAGACACAATTATTCTTGATCCAGACTGTAGGAAGCTAGAATACTACCACATTGAATTAGAATCACACGTTTGTATCAAGGCTGAGGGCGTCCTAGCTGAATCATTGAATATTATTTAAAATTTTTTAGAGTATAAAATCAATAGATGACATCAGGTGTATACATAAGTAATTATCCTGTTCTTGCGAAATACGTTCTACTCGCAGAAACAGGAAGTATCACTGCTAATTATCCTGTAACTCTTAACAACGGATACTACGGAGCAGCAACAACTGCTCCTGCAGTGGTTGTTTCAACTGGAACACCTTCTGGACGTAACGATAATGTTACTCCGGGAGCAGGCAGTTTTTTTAATGCTGCGATTACTCAGTTAACTCAACTGAAGGCTGCTATTAATGGACTGACTACTACTGTGCCGAACTACACTGGTTCCACCCAAACAGTAACAACACTGGGTCCAGGAGTTTACGATTGCCCTACTTCCATGGCATTTAGTGGTTCTATCCTAAACTTAGATGCTGGCGGTGACTCAACTGCCCAGTTTATTTTTCGTGTTGACTCAACCCTTAGCTTTTCAAGTGTAAGTTCTGTAAACTTGATTAATGGTGCAGCCCAAACAAATGTTTTTTGGGTTGCTGCTCGAATAACTTTGAACGGATCAATTGCCTCAATTCCGGGTGTTTTTATTGCTGCTGAAACAATTGTATTCTCAAATTTAACACAAATTAATGGTCGTTTATTTGCCGGGGACTCAATAACTATTCCTACTGGTACAACTTTAAATGTTGATCCGCCAAATCCAAAAATTGTTTATTCAGATTATCCGACCCTTCAGCAGTATGCATTAATCTCGGGTGGGAATCTACTTGGAACCAATATAACTATTCAGAACGGATACTATGCAGTTTCTCAAATACTTCAGGCAAGTATTACTTCAAACGGTCCCTTTTCTGGACGAAGAGATACAACCAACGGTTACAGCAGTTTATATAATCAAGCGATTCAAGACTTAGATAGATTAAAGTCAGATTTAACGGCGCTGACTTCTAAAACAAATACTTATTCCCAGACAAACCAACAAAACGTTACAGTCACTCCAGGTGTTTATGCTAACACAAATGCTACAATAATTTTTAGCGGATCATCACCTGTAACAATAACCTTAGATGCGCAAGGTGATCCAAATGCTCAGTTTATTTTTCGTACCAATAACACAGGAATTACCTTTTCAAATGTAACTTCAATAAACCTAGCAGGTGGCGCACTAGCAGAAAATATCTTTTGGTTTGCGGACACAATATCTTTAAATTCGGGTTCAAACGTCATCCAAGGCACGTTAATTTCCAAGACTGGCGTTATTGAATTTACAGAAACTTCTACGGCAAATGGACGTATGTTTTCTGGTTCGACCATGTCCTTTTCAGGTTCAATAAATCTTCCCACAGATATACCTTGCTATCTCAAAGGGACGCAAATCCTTACTGATACGGGGTATGTTCCTATTGAATTAATACAGGAAGGTGATAAGATTGTAACCTTTGCCGATATTGATTCGGAGAATGTAGTAACTCTTCGCGAACCTAGCTTACAATCTTGCGTTTCGTTAAGAGTTCATACTATATCAAATCCATCGGTAAAGAATCGCCCAATCTTTTTTAAGGCTGGATCCTTAGGTGATAATCTACCTGACAGAGATTTATATGTTTCTAGAAATCATGGAGTTTACTTTACAAATCACCTAAGAGAGGCAAGATTTTTAGCAAACGGAGAAACAATTCTTCCTGATTTAGAATGTAGAAAGCTAGAATACTATCACATTGAATTAGAATCACATGTTTGTATCAAAGCTAACGGTGTGTTAGCTGAATCATTAAATATGAGTTAACTAATAAAATTTATATAAAAAATAAGATAGGTGTAATTACAGCTATCTTATTTTCTGATAAAATAAACTATTAGAATTAATTATATGGC